TAACCTTCCTGGCTACCGTGACCATTCTGATGACCGCATCAATCGTACAAATACGCAAATTAACGTATCTGAACATGATGTTCCAAATATCAAATATGCATTTGACTTCCGTTTGCCAGTATTATTCCGTTATGGCTTCGGCGTTGGTTATAACCAAATCGTTATTCCTAAAGGTCGTGTAGTTGCAGTTGACCCTCGTATGGACTTGGTAGATACTGAATCTGAAAAGAAATTCTCTACATTGACATTGGCTAACGGTGGTGCTTCTGTTCGTTTGCGTAAAGCTGGCGATAAATTCAAAGCAGCAGCTAATGCTAAATCCTTGGTATCTCCAGTAGCATCTGGTAAAGATGTTCCTGAAGTATCTATCGGTCGTGATTGGACTCCACTTAAAGGTTTGTCTGACACTTATGAAGAAACTTGTTTCCGTCCTACAAAAGAAAAGAAAGATGCTATTGGTCAATTAGCTGACTACACTGATGAAGTAGTAGAAATGCAAGAAGGCACTGGTCTTG